CATCGTCAAGATCGACGAGAACGGGAGCCCGGCAAACTACATCGTGGTGCATATCGGGAACCCGGATGTAAGGCTGTATGGTAGTGCCTGTGACGGTGCGTGGTTGCTGCGGCAGGATATTGTGGAGAACGTCCAGTGGAACAGCACCAATGCAAATACACTTGTAGGCTCCACAATTATGTCTACGATGGCTGGGTATCTGGGAAGGTATGAAAGCCACATCCAGTCTGCCATCAAGACAGTGAAAATCCCATACCATCCAGGAAATGGAGAACCTTTCTGGAACATCAAAAGTGGAGAAAATGGTTTGGAGTGCAAACTGTTCCCTCTTGGGGGATATGAGGTCGGCCTATCTGACCCAAGCGGAATTATGCCCGCAGACGGCGCGAAGCTGGATTACTTCAAGAGTGGACTTGACGCGGAAGCCAATAGCAAGCGGATTGCTAAACTGAATGGAGCCGCGGCTGCTTGGTGGCTTCGCTCTCCAGTTTCTACGAGCACAGACGGAAAGTTTTACATCTTGCCCGATGGCAGCTTGGGCAGCACCTCGGTAAACCCCTCTTATGGCGCCCTACCTGCCATGATTATGGACCCTACCATCCTAGTTTCGGATGATGGAACGGTTGGCGTTCCGGCGTCCCCCACCGCCTTGAATGTGCCGATTCAGGTCATGCAGGGACGGCAGATCACGGTGAGCTGGTCTGCCGTAGATGGAGCAAGCAGCTACATCCTGGAGCGCAAAGCGAACACGGACGCCGGCTGGGTGCAAGTGTATTCCGGAGCAAACACGAGCTTTGAGGAAGCGGTGGGCACCTGGACAAGCGTTCAGTACCGCGTCAAGTCTTTCGCAAACGGGAAATATGGCGATTATACAACGAGCACATCTGTTTCCGTAGTCCCTCTTTCTGCCCTGGTGATTTCTGGGTCTGACGGCAGTTTGGGCACTCTCACAAATGATGTGCAGTATTCGGTGTCCTCCAGTGGGACCAGCGTTTTAACAGTTACAGAGACCATCAACGGCGTCAACACTCGGACATACACGGCCACCAACGGAGCCGAAAACAAGATTTCGGTGGTGGACCTGCCCACGGGAACGGGCACCATCAAAATTACGGCTTCCACCAATCCCGGCAGCGGCGTGGTGAGCGTGACACGAGAGTGGACGTACACCAAGACGGCACCGACGTTTGCGAATGCGGGCAGCACGGCGCAGCTGCAGCAGAATGGGAAGAACATTTTCCCGCTGACACTGTTGGAGTGCGTGCGTGGGTTAGAAAATATAAACCCCACAAAATACGGACTAGGGAGCAACGCTGCTACCATCCCTGGGAACGATCTGAACAACGCCATATCAGGCGGATTCTATGCGTTCTCGTCAGCAGTGCAGAATATTCCCAGCTTTAAGAGCGGAAAAGTTCTGGTCATGCCGTATACAAGCCTGCAATATTACACGCAAATCGCATTTGCGGCCCTTACTTCCGAAATTGCTATGCGGTTCTGCAATGATGGCAACTGGGGCCCTTGGGAATACCTGAACCCGTTACTGTCTGTCGGAGTCGAGTACCGCACCGTGGAGCGATACAACGGCAAGCCGGTGTATGTCAAAGCGGTGAACTGCGGCATGTTGGTTGGGGATAAATCCGTGGAGCATGGAGTAGCTAATATGAAAGCCTGCATTGAAGTCAATGGTTGTGCCGGCCCACAGAACTTGGTCGGGAACGCAAGTACTGGATCAATTACTGTTGACTCGTCTGTCATTAAAACTGTGGTGTACAGCGATATTCCACATGAAGATTCCATCGTGATTATCAAGTACACCAAAACCACGGATTAAGGAGGGCACTATGAAGATCATCAAATACCAGCTGGCGACAGAGATCAACCACGGCACCCCCGAGGAGCCTGACATCGAGACGGTGCTCTCCGGTGTTACGATGCCCTACACGGAGGCGAATTACGCCATCGCCCAGGCTGAAGCCTATCAAGGGCAGATTACCGTAGAGGACGATGGACAGCCGGAGCCGGCACCGGCCCCGGAGTATGTAACCTATGCAGAACTTGCGAAAGCAATCAGAGAGGGCGTGAACGAAGTATGACAGACAAGCAGTTTGTACTTACCACCATGCGGGATACCGGGCTTGCGAGGGCACAGACCCTCCAGGCCCAAGCCCCGGACATGACGGGGACGGAGCTGTATGCCTCCGAGGACTACATCCCCAGCTTTACGGCGGCCTGTGAGGCCATGAACATGCTGGAACGCAAAGCGGGCTTTGTCTGCCGGTCCACGGCGGGACGTGTGGTGCGTCTCCTCCAACCCTATGACAGCACCATCTACAACACCCAGGAGCCGGAGGAGCTGGAGGCCCAGTGGGGCTTTGTATGGTCCACAGACCCGGCCAAGGCCCTGCCGTTTATCGCCGTCTCCACTTCGCCGTATATGACCGGGGATTGCTGCACCTATGAGGGCCACGTCTGGCGCTCCGGGCAGGACTTCAATGTGTGGGAACCTGGAAGCGTGGGCGTGAAGTGGGAGGATTTGGGGGAGGTGTCCAATGGCTGACGAGAAGTGCGTTAGAGACCCCCGGCATGACTGCTTTGGCCTGGAAGCAGCAGCCCGTCTGGAGGGGCGTATCAAGGCTCTGGAGGACTGGCAGCAGGACTCCAAGAAGTTCCATAATTCGTTCTATGACTGGCAGCGGGAACAGATTGCCCGAGACGCCAAGCTGGACGAGCAGCTTTCCAACATGGATAAAAACATCGAAAAGCTTCTGGCAAAGCAGGAGGAACAGGCGGCAAAACCAGGGCGCCGCTGGGAGGCCATCGTGGACAAGTCCGTGTGGGCGGTGCTGGCGGCTGTGATTGCCTTTGTCCTGGCTCGTATCGGATTATAAGAAAGCGACGCCCCCGAAGGAGCGCCGCAAGCCCGTAGTATTCGTTGTCTCCGTCCATTGCGACTTAACGCGGAGGGAGCGCTATCAAAACAGCACACGTCTGCACAACGGGCAATAACATCTTACATCATTAGAAACCGGCGGTCAAGCCGGATATTTGAAAGGAGCTACCAATCATGAACAAGACCATCAATAACATCATCAATGACTTCAAGAGCGGCAAGATTACTGCGGAGGATGCCAACAAGCTGCTGGTTGAGGCTGGCGCCGGATTCTCCCTGAACCCCGAAAAGAACCCCGATGGCGGATGGACCGAGGCAGAGATGACGGAGGGATTCCTTCCCGGCGAGGAAAAGGAGCCTCTTCCGGACAAAGTAGACATGGGCCGAAATCAGGCGCTTGCCGGACAAGTGGTTCGCCAGAATACCAAGCGCGGAAAGTTTGATGTGACCTATGATGCAGACGGTTATGCCGTCAAGGCCATCCGAGTGTAATCGGGAGGTCTGATATGGACATTTCCTCTCTTGGCATCACCGGAGTGGCGGCTATCACCGTCATCTGCCTGCTGATTGGGCAGGGCGTGAAAGCGTCCTCTCTGGACAGCAAGTTCATCCCTATCATTTGCGGTGTCTGCGGTGCTGTGCTGGGTGTGGTAGGTATGTTCCTTATGCCGGACTTCCCGGCCACGGACTACATCACTGCGGCGGCTGTGGGCATTGTGAGCGGCCTGGCTGCTACCGGAGCCAACCAGGTAATCAAGCAGCTGGGAAGTGACAGTAAATGAGCTACACGCTGAAGGAACAGCTGGCGAACCCCGGGAACTATGGCGGTTCCCGGAACGCCAGCCAAATCCGGTATCTGGTGTACCACTACACGGGGAATGACGGGGACAAAGCTGCTAACAATGCAAATTATTTCAAAAATAACATTGTAAAAGCTTCTGCTCATTATTTTGTTGATGATGCTTTTGTTTATCTTTCTGTTCCAGAAAACAGGATTGCTTATGCTGTTGGTGGTAGTAAGTACGCCAATGCTAGCAAAACTGGT